AGCCCCTATGGTCATTATACGGCCTGTCAGGGCACATTTACCTCCCTGTACCTGCCACAGGCTAAGAACATCTTCCACGGTAATGCTGACTTCGATCTTGGCGCGTCTTTTTACACGGGCGAGCTTGTTCCCAAAATAGGTTTCCAGACTACCGTATCGAACTTTGTATTGTTCGTGGCGGCAGGGCTTGCATCGACCGTAGTACTGGCCTTTGCGTTTTGGTGGTGAATTTCTTTTCAGGAATAAGTTTATTGGCTGGTAGGTTTCGCAGCCTATGCAGAAGCGTTTCTTTTTCGTTTCGCAATTCATTCGTCTGGATCGTAGTCCGAATCGATATATTTTTCGATTAACTCGTCGATCTCATCAACAACTTTTCCGCTACCCTTGCACATCGGGCAATCTACGGAAGAAAAAGAAACGGTACCGAAATCTCTTTTCATGGAAGGCGCGTCATACGTCTCCCAAGAAAGTTCTCCGGTACCGCCACATGTTTGACAGATATCGATCATGCATCGAACGATGCACGATTATTTTTCTTCTTTCAAGCCTTTTGGTTCGATAACTTTTATTGCTCTGTCCGCGAACCATTCCGCAGCGGCAAGAAAGATCATCCATGACATCGGCAGGAAGACCGAGGATAGCACCCAAAGGCTCCAAGTGAGGCCTCTTTCTAAAGAATTTTCCCCAAAAAATACAAAGCCTATCAAGTCAATAGGTGCCAATATTGCCACTGACAGGAGCGGTGCATAGAACCATCTTCTGATTTCTTTTGGCAGGATGATGTAAAAAACAATTATCAATGTTGGAATGTAAAATAGCATTTCTCTTTCTCCGTTAATGAATTTTGATGTCGTCTAATTCAGTCGCCACTGCGGCGCTTGTGATACACGACGCGATCAGGCCGAGCGCAACAGCGGGGTTTGGGCTTCCTGAAATAATGTGAGAGATGGTCTCCGTCAGGATCCCGCCTAGAGCACTGCCCCTGTCTATGCCTTGCCGGTCAAACTCTTTTATGAGCTCTTCCGCACACTCGGCAGCGTGTAGAAAATCGTCCTGATGGGCTTCCATACTTTCGACGATATGATCAAGGCCGCGCTCCTTTAGTTTTTTCTTTACGCTCATTGGGGACCCTTTCGTCCTGCGTCGTAAAACCTGCTTTGCCACTGCTCAAAAATTAACCGCAACTGGCCGCTGATGGTTCGCCCCTCGTCATGAGATATTTTTCGTATCTCTTCGTAAACATCCCGTGGGACCAAGATGCTTTTCCACTTGTTGGTGTCCATAAAACTCTCCTTAACGCATGTGCGATTATATAAGAGTTTATATAAAACACAACCTTTTTGTAAAAAAAAGGCCCCCGCAGAAGCGGAGGCCCAGTGCGAGGGGGGAGGAACCCTCAGGGAGAAAAAAACAATCAAACTGCCTCACCCCAACTAGGTCCGATTTCAATGTCACATTTACTCGGGACTTCGAGAGGAACTGCAGTTTCCATAACGTATGCGATACTTTTCGCTTCGTCAAGCCCTTTTACAGACATTGCTATCTCGTCATGTATTTGCACCAGCGGCAGGTGGCCCGCCTTGTACAAGTTAACCATCGCTTGCTTTGTCATGTCGGCAGCAGAGGCTTGGATCAAACGGTTCAACGCTTTGTAAGTATAAGCGCGTTTTAGCCGCGTAGTTGGCCCGTAGGCGTCCACAGCTTCCTTGTAGGGCAGCGCTTTGTTCATTGCGAACGTGTCGGGCTCCCAGAGATCAAAACGGCACTTACGGCCTAGTATGGAGCGCAGAGAGCCTTCGCTAGATCTCTCGTTCAATCTGTTCTGCACACCAGTCATCAGACCTTTCACGAACGGAACGCGCTCATGATACTGTTTGATCAGACCTTTCGCCTCGTCGGTCTCGATACCCAGCTCGCCGGCAAGTTTGTTAACACCCATGCCATACATCATACCCAGATTAATAGTCTTAGCCTGCTTACGACCGATGCCGGCCATTTCCGCGACCATTGTATGGAAGTCCATGTCTGGGTTGTTCGTGTACCCGTCAACAAACTCCTCGGCCCCTTTCAATGGAATACCACGAGACTTACCGTACACCGAAGCATAGTGGACCAAGATCCGTGGTTCCTGTTGCGAGAAGTCAATGGCCGCCCACTGGTCCCCCTCTTCTGGCAGAAACAAGCTTCGTATCATCGGCCCGATTTCTGGATCTCGGGCAGGGATCTGTTGCAGGTTAGGGTTGTTCATTGAGATACGACCCGACACGGTCCCGCCGTCATCAGATCTAATCTGATTGATATGGCTATGGATGCGCCCGTCCGAGTGGCAGTGCTTCATGATTGTATTGATGAATGTGCCGCTGGTCTTATTCAGGTTGCGAGCCTGCACCACCAGTTTAGCTAGCGGCTCCTCGCTGTCGGACAGGAAGGACTTGGTGAAGCTTGGCGACCCCTTATCTGTTTTGGGATAATAGATGCCCTGCTTATCAAAAGCCTTGGCTAGTGACTGTGCTGCCCAGATCTCGACATTTGATCCGGTAATGTGCTTGATCTGCTTCAGGACCTCTTTCTCTTTCTTGAGTAGATAGTCCTTGGTCCGTTCGACGCGGTCTGTGTCTACTCGAACGCCGCGCATGGTCATATCCACGAGACATGGTAGCAGGTCCAGTTCTAGGTTAGCGATCTGCCAAAGATCTTGGCGGTGCAGCTGACCGCTAAGGTAGTTCCACAGTTCAAGTGTTAGCTCGGCGTCACCCTCAGCGTACGGTCCGACGTACATCGCCGGCATCTTCCACATCTCGGCCTTTGGATCTACGCCAAACTCCCGTGCGGCTTCGTTCAGGCCTTTTTCTGATTTAACCTTGTTTAGGTGCTCATAGGCTAGCGCGTTGAGGCTGAAAGAAAACCTGTTCTCATCCAGCAGAGACGCCACAACCATTGTGTCGATGATCCGTCCGTTAACCTGAAAACCCATCTGACGTATCCAGCCTAGATCATATTGTGCGTTATGCATGATCTTATCCGCAGGGCACTCAAACACCTTCTTAAGCCACCGGTTGACGATCCGTTTATCGAGATTGCCACCGCCAAGGTGCCCTACAGGGATATAACCAGACCACCCGTCAACAGCTATTGCATAGCCCACGACTTCTCCGTCACCCGTAGGCCAGCCCGGCCCGTGGGCCTTGAGGTTTGGGTCTCGGGTCTCGACATCTATAGCTATTTTACCGGCGGATGTAATGTCGGGTAATTCTAGCGGAGGAACCCATTCGCTTTTCGGCGCGAACATAGCCATCTGAAGATTTGCCATGATTAATCCTTTGTAGCGATTTCACCGCCGAGCGCGGTATAACCCGCCTTGTCCACCCATGAATCAACGTGTTGGATGTCTGTCAGAAGTCGGCATGTTTTCAACCAATCCATCATTAAAGCTACGTGTTCCGGCGTCAGCGTCCCGTGTGTGTCGTAAGCTCTTTGAACAATGTGGTTCCAGCCAGTAGCGATTGCGAGATGATTATCCTTGGCGTCGCCGTATTGCTTCGCCCTGTCACCGGTGATTAGGTTCAATGCTTGGTCTAGGATTTCTTCCCGCGTCATATGTAGTAGCTCCTTGTAACATCTTCGGGTTCGACAATGTATAGTTTGTCTCTGGTTCTCGTAACGCCCACATAGAACACACGGTGTATGTCATCGGGGTTGACGCGCATGTCGTCATCGGCAGCTGGGCTGAGGTCCGTGATCAATACGACGTTATCTGCCTCCCCGCCTTTTGATCCGTGGATCGTGGATGTTGAGATACGGGGCACTCCGTTGAACTTCTCGCCTCGTCTCAGCATAGCTGTGATGTAGGCACGTTCACTCTCGGGGATTTTATCCAGAGCCTCGCTCCAGATCATATCTATGGTGGCGACCAGACCGTGATCTTTTTGCAAAACTTCCAAGCTTACCTGATCTTCGTCAGCTAAGGCCGGCAGCTTCTTAAAACCTTTTTTTACGCGGTTCTTCAACGACATGTAGGCGTAAACTTTTCTGGCGTTCTCGCCGGAGATCGTCATGCCCTTACGTAACTGTTCCCAGCCGTTTACCGCGTCGCTAATCTTTTCGCTAATGGATCTATTACCTCGGTGACTGAACAGGTATCCGGAAGATTTAAGGTCGTTTGCGATGCCTTGAAGGTGGTACGCAGCCTGCGATAATATAAGCCATGAGCCGTCAGACATGTCCAGTGAGGACACCATATTTATGCGCGATACCTGCCCCGTCTCTGCCCTCGGCTCATATCGTTTAGGAAATCTTTTTGTAATTCTCTTTACGACGTTCTCTGCCACTTCGTGAACACGACTAGGAACACGATATGACTGACTAAGTGTTTCCGAACCGCCTTCTAGGTTAATGAAGTGGTCCACGTCCGCACCGGCCCATCGATAAATAGCTTGGTCGTCATCTCCTGCCGCGTACATACGGTTGCTGTTCTTGTCTAAAATATGGGCAATGTCCCACTGCATGGGGCACAGGTCCTGCGCTTCGTCTAAGAAGGTAAGCTCGAAACGGGGGCAGCACTGGTCGGACTGGTCTATAAACACCTGTAGCATGTCTGTGAAATCGTAGAGACCCATGCTTTGCTTGTACTTAGTAAGACACTCATCAATGTAACTCACCACGTTCCAGTCTACGTTCAGGTTGCTAAGGTTGTATTGTTCCCGAAGACCCACCTTCCTTAGCTTGGCTAGGTTTATCAGACCCAGCACGGGATCGCTGGAGCTTATTGCTGACGCCACCTCGTTGTCGGCATTGTACGAAGCGGTGTTGCCAAACCTTACGCCGATCGCCTCGCCCAGTTCTTTGTAATGTGAATCTTGGATTACCTGCGTGGGTTGGATGTCCGTCATCGCCAGAGCCATACTGTGCAGGGTCCGAAAGTATACAAGATCTTTTTTGGGGTCGAGGTTGAAGCGAGCCGACGCACGTTCTCTAGCTTCGTTTGCGGCCTTCTTTGTAAATGCAAAAAACGCAATCCGGTTTGGGGCGATGCCCGAGGCCAGTGCGTCATCGACCATGTTCAACAGTGTCGTCGTCTTACCCGTTCCGGGCGGCCCAAATATTCTAAACATCTTTCTCCAACCTCCGGATAATTTGTCGGACCCGCTCTCTACTAATGTGAAAGCGAGCCCCGATAGCAGTCATAGTCATGCGTGTTAGATACATTTCGTAGATCTTCTTGTTCCGACGAATGTAATCCGCGGGGGTCATTAGAACGGGGCCTCCGTCCCGAACCGTGGTGTGCGGATAGACACATCCGAGCTGTCGAACGCAGGTATTTCCCAGACACGAACGCTACGCGACTTAATCCTAATAACAGTACTTTCTCCATTAATATCACGTAAACGCTGTGCTATTTTATGGGTCTTGTACTCGCTGAACTTGTTCTTGCGTAAGAAGCCCTCAAAGTCTTTTAGACGGAAGTAGGTCTTACCCGCCTCTTCATCGGTCCAAGGCTTACGCAGAAGGATCTCTTCCTTATCCTGAGCCTGCTGTAGGTGACGGCAAAACTCTTCCAGATAATCATAGAACTGACCGCTTACGCTAGCGTCCTGAGCCACCTCGATGATGCTGCTTTCATTCTGCTTCATCTCGTTCATGAGGGTAGATATCCGACCTTCCCACTGCACTTTCGCCACCGATCGCGGCATGTGGTTGAGCTGCTCCATACAAGCCTTCTGGAAGGTAGGCTGGTGAAGCAGGGCATCTGTGTCCAGCTCCAGCGGCTCACCGTTGACGTCCATAAACCAGACGGGTGGTGTCGAGTTATATTTACGCAGGTTTGCAATGGACGCACCTTGTGTGCCCGTCCCTACCCCGAACTTACGGGTAAAGCATAACTCCTTGTTGCAATGAGAGTTTATCGGCGCGTCGTTACACTTGTATGCGTAATCCTTACGCTCCACCTGCTTCGCCACCGCATTAACTTCTGCTAGGGGCAGGGGAGGGTCAATGTACTGCATGTTGTAGTTCAAGATCTCACTTTCCCAGCTGTCTGGAAAAGCCTTACGCAGATACACCCCGATGTTAAACAAGCCGTTGTTGCGACCACCTTCGCTGACCTTGTTCTTACACAAAACCTGTAAGCACGGTGGTCCGTCGGCCAAGACCTTTGTTTCTCCGGTATCTACAACTTGAAGCTTGGTTATCTGCTCCTTTGTCTGAGCGTACTTTTTGTGCAGATCAAAAAACTCATCCAGAGTTGCGGATGTTCCATCATCTAGAAAAGCGTAGCGAAGCCCTTCTTCTGCATTGTAATAAGGCAGGTTCAGGAAGTTACCCACGTCACCCCGTTCAAGGTGCAGGACAACCTGCTTAGGGAAGATCTCACTTTCCCCGTAGCCTAAAGCTGACGCCATACACTTGAGCGCCTTCTGGAAATCTTTTGCGTCTACCCAGTCCTTGGAAAACAGGAAGCAGTGTGCTCCGCCGGACTTAGACCTACAGACAACTAAAGGAAGCTTGAGCTTCCTTATCTTATCTATCAGCGCTGTGTGGTCCAAAGGGTACTGATCGATATCTATACAACCCCATTTACAGGCGTTGTCCTCGTTGATGGGAATAATACCCAAACCATTTCCTGTCCCCGACAGGTGCCGCTCCCACAGGTCCGTGGTCCGTGGTTCGCGCAGTATGCCTGCCTTGCCCACGCTTTTGCCCGAGGAGCTTTCTTTGTCTATCCGGAAGTATCCGTAAGCCTGCTGTAGGCCATCGAAGATAGACATAAACTTTTTTACTGACATTGAGATCCTCCAAAAATGGTGGGGGTTTCCCCCCACCAATCGGTTAGCTTAAAACGGGATGTCCGAGTTGTCGGAGGCGGAGTTGTCCTCGTTGGCGTGTTTGACCACGACCTCGCCGGCAGTGATACTACCCGCAAACTCCTTAGCGCGTTTGTACATAAACGCCTCGGAAACGGGCCCTTCGCACGACATTTCCCAACCGTGCCAGCTGCCCTTAGAGTTCTCTTCGCTAATCGTCTTCAGGTGATAAACGTGAGAGAAACGAGGTGGTGTGAAGGGTCCGTTCTTACCCTGCATGGTCCGCGATGCGATGATCGAGTTCCACTTACGAGACTTCTTCAACTGTGTTGACTTCAAAGCAATCAAAGCTGTTTCAAAAGTACCGTCGTCCTTCAACAGGAGGACGTAGTGCTGGTGCGTCTCTTCGATGTAGTCGCCACTACCGTCCATAACATACTCTTTGTTATCGTCGGGAGATCGCTCTGTCTTAGGACGCGCTTCGCCAGCCTCGTATATCTGAACAGGCGCACCTGATCCCACACCACGAGGTGCCCACTGAATGAACCGGCGTTGATACGCGCAAGGCACGACACGAACACCGTCTTTGCCTTTGTATACTTCACCGGTCACGGTGTTGTAGATGTCACCCTTGCGGGCAACTTCGTTTGTATCCAGCACGGGGTCGTTACCGGACAGGACTTTCAGAAACGGTAGGGCTAGATCATCTTGATCTAGGTTCTCCATACCGACCCCAGCGTCCTGCTCGAACATGCTCGGATCAAACGCGGCAACTTCCGCCTTTTTAGTTTTAGCTAGTTCTTGTGCCATAATTATTTACCTTTCTTGATTACAGCTTTTTGTCCGACCCATGCGCCGAACAGTTCCATCGGGAAGTCCTCCCCGAGTTCCACGCGCTCTTTCACAAACGCACGAAGTGTCATGGGATGAACCTCAGTTTTCTGCTGAGTTTCAAACCCGTTACTCGCCGCCATTTCACGGAACTTGCGAGCCTCGTCATCTTCACCACGACCAAACTGCGTCGAGACGCTGTTCTTTATGATGTCGTCATAACCATTGTCCCGAAGCCACTGGAACGCGGTTTCGCGGTTTTTGACCAAGATTGAAGCGCCGTAAGTCTGTTTGACATCGACGGTCGATCCGTCTTCCAGAACAAAGGAAGATACACCAACCTCCGCCAACATGCCGGGCATGTCTTCGTCGGTTAGCTTCACCAAAGCTTTCTTCTCTTCCTTAAGCTCCTGCTCAAGGCGTTGAATGCTTTCTTCTTTCTGTCGGATTTGTCGAGCGAGAGCTGCGATGGAGGACAGACCAGATTGGTCTAGCTTCTCAAGAGAGGACGCACTGGTCTCCTCAAAGTCCTCTTCCATTTCGGATATTAAGTTGTCTATCATTACTACCTCTTTCGTTGTTAAAGGCACTGGTATGGCCTTGACAAAGGTAGATATAATCGCATACAACAAACACGTCAATCACTTTCTGGAGAAAAAAATGAAAGACTTTGTTTTTAAGACGCAGCCCTATGATCATCAGATGAAAGCGCTCAAAGATTCGTGGGCCGCGACCTATTACGCGCTGTTCATGGAAATGGGTACGGGTAAGACTAAGGTCGCCATTGATACAATCGGCATCTTGTATGAGCAGGGTAAGATAGACACGGTGTTAGTTATTGCACCAAAGGGCGTATACGACAACTGGGTGAGGGGAGAAATCCCCACACATTTACCAGACAGAATACCGCGCAAGATTTATCGCTGGATACCCGCGCAGACAAACAAGAACAAGGCGGAGCTGGAAGAGATTACGGATCAACCGTTCGATGGTCTTAAAATATTTGTAATGAACGTTGAAGCTTTCTCCACGAACCGCGGAGCGCAGGCCGCTATGGATTTTCTAAACTTCAACCCGCATAACATGGTGATTGTGGACGAAAGCACGACGATTAAAAACCGTGCTGCTAAGAGAACAAAGAACATCGTTAAACTAAAGACCCTTAGTAAGTACCGACGCATACTGACGGGTTCTCCTGTAACAAAGTCCCCGATGGACTTGTTTAGTCAGTGCTCTTTTTTAGATCAAAAAGCTCTGGGATTACGAAGCTATTTTGCTTTTCAAGGCAGGTACGCAGTAATGCATGTCCAGCGCATGGGGCATAGGTCTTTTAACAAGATAACAGGATATCGCCGGCTGGATGAGTTAACTCAGAAGCTGGACAAGTTTAGCAACCGTATCTTGAAAGAGGATTGCTTGGACCTACCCGAGAAAGTTTACCTTCGCAGGGAAGTGTCTCTTACGGAAGAACAAAAGCGGTTGTATCTACAGATGAAAAAGCTGGCGCTCGCCAAGCTGGACAACGGCGACCTGTCTACTACCGCCAGTGTTTTGACCCAGATCATGCGTATGCAGCAGATTTGCTGTGGTTTTATTCAGCCGGACGAAGGCGATATCCAACCGATACACAACAACCGAATGCCACACCTTCTCGAAGCGGTGGAGGAAACTCAAGGCAAGTGTATCATTTGGGCAACATATACATACGACATTAAAAACATTGCAGCTAACTTGTCTAAGCTATACGGCGAGGAAACTGTCGCAACCTATTATGGTGCTACACCGCAGGACGAGCGTCAAGAAATTGTGAACAGGATTCAGGACCCCGAAGATCCGCTACGTTTCTTTGTTGGTCAGGCCCGTACCGGCGGATATGGTATTACCCTGACACAGGCAAACACTGTTATCTATTACAGCAACAGCTACGATCTTGAAATCAGGCTACAGTCCGAGGACCGCGCTCATCGGATTGGACAGAAGAACAACGTAACATATGTAGACTTAGTTTGCCCCGACACCATTGACGAGAAGATCTTGAAAGCCCTTCGGGAGAAGAGCGACATAGCAGGTAAGGTTTTAGGTGAAGAGGCTCGGGAATGGTTGTCTTAGTCTTGACTTAAGTACCTGTCGGCAAACTCTGTAGCGTACGGCTCAGGGATCCTACCCTCGTAATAAAGCTCCGTAGCCGGAGTTACCCAGCTGTCCAAAGCGCTTTTGTCAAAGATAAACGAATCCGTTGCGGTGTCTAAAACGGAAGGACCCTGAGACCGGTCGGTATAGTCCAACATGTCCTTCCAGAATTTTGCGTCCGCTTTCTCCCTAGTGTCATAGGAAAAACCGAATTGAGGTGCCATAGAATACGCATCGGCGGCGGAGCTAAAGAATCCTGTGTCGTTAGCCCCGGCCGCGGTTAAGAGCCTTGTTGCTAGCTCTTCAAAACCGTGAAGCCTATCCTGAGCCGCAGCCGGCTCCGTCCAACCCTCAGTGCTATTTCCGGATTGGTCCCAAGCCTTACGCAAGTTAGCTCTTCTTGGGTAACCCGTTAAGGTAAATGCTCGGTGTATCGCTTCGTGAGAGGCGACCGTTTTGTCTATGTCCATCAAGGGCTCTAACCTATCGCCTTCCGACAAACCATAATTGGCGAGCACCATCGTGTCGCCCGGCTGCTCTTCCGGATAAAATACGTTTCGATACACCTCGGGAGCAATATTCATAAAAACATCCATGTCCGACTTGTCTCGCAGCTCAAGGGCTGTTTCGTGCGGTTTCATGTAAGCGCCACGTTGTGGATGGTAGTACCTCGAACGCTTTTCCGGATCCGCATCTTCCTCATAAATATTGGAAGCTGAGGCCACTGCTTGGTCATAAGGGCGGTCGAACTGAGTTCTTGCTGCGAAATCTTCCGCATCGCTTCTGGGGAAAATAAGCTGCAGTGTTGACGGGTCAAAAAAACCTGCAACGCCTCGGGGATCAAAGTTGTCGTTAGGTTGCACCAAGAAAGAGTTTCTCGACACGTCTTGTGCAACTTGGTCAAGTAAGGCACCGTACGGTTCATCTTCATACAGTTGAGGTCTTCGCATTTGACCAACTACGAAGTCTCTTCTGGCATCCGCTAAATTATATTGGGGATGGTCCGAGGGCACTGTTTCGTCAAACTGCTGACTAAAAGCCTCCTTTACATCCCCTCTTCGCAAGGCATCTTTTACACCTTGCGAAAGATTTAACATGTCCAAAAAACCTTCCATTAGCCGAACAAGCTCCCGATGCCACCCTGCTGACCCGATCGCTGTTGGACGATATCCATGTTAGGATCGTTTGGGCCAAACAGCATTTGGTAACGGCCCGGATCGACGGATGCCAGTGGAGGACGGGCCGCGGGCTGTGGTGCGGTTACCGGTATCTGAGGTATTTCGGGAGCAGGAGCGGGCTGCGGTGAAGCTCGTTGAATGCGCTGTCTCATGGACTCTTGACGAGCTGCTCTAGGTGCCCGGCGTCTTTCCGCTAAACGCTCCTGAGTTAGCTCTCTAAACTCCTCTTCCGACATTGGTCGATTAAAACCCAAACCAATTTCGGTTCCAACCGGTACGGATCGTCGAATGTGACCCAACCCTGTTTGACCGAGGTATTCGGTTGCAGCTCTGAAAAAGCTTCGTTGTTCCAATTCTTTATCTGATTTCTTCAACCACACAGACAGAAATTCTGGATCCAACATAAATCGTCGCATCACTTGTTCGTTGGTTATGGCTGGTAGAGCGTTAGCAAGATCACGCATATATTTAGCACCCGCGCCCGCCGCTGCCAGCTGACCCGGTCCAGTCCCGCCAAATATTTCATATGCCCTACTACCTGCCGCAGAACCAAGTGCGCTCAGGTAAAAACTCATCATTGGGCCCATCTGGCCCTCTACCATTAACGCATCCAAATCCCCCATTTTGGCGGCTACCTCATAAGGCACCATTGCAGCTAAAGCTTCCTCGGCATTAACTTTTTCTGCTCTCGTAATGAGGTTGCTTTCCACCATCCAGTCAATCAGGGATGTTTCCATCGTCCCAGTTCCACCAAAACCTCCAAATTCTGTAATTTCCCTTAGAGGTGTGAACAAAAGTCGGTTGTACTTGGTAGGACTAAAACCGGTTACCGCATTGTCTTCCACGTTTGATCGTTTCCAGACAGATTCAAACAAAGCAGAAGCCAGTCCTCTTCGGGCCGACTCTCGGAAAGCTTCGTTATAAGATTCTATTTCACTTGGAGTGGCGTCTAAAAGTTGAGGCGGGTAGTTTTCTGGATTGAAATTAGGCCTAGAGGGGTCAAATATTTTTGTTTGATCGATGCGAGCTACCAAGTCGTTTAGCCGTCTTGCACGAGTTGTTGGCTCTGTAAGAATTTTGTGTACCAGACCTGCGGGATCTTCGGTTCCTTCGCCTACACGAAGAGGAAGACCTATCTGGAGAAAGTTCAGTTCGTCTTCCGCCTCCCGTCTCATGTTTTCAACAACACGGCTGTTCTCATCAAACAATCGGAGAGCTTTGTCGTAATCAGATAATTCTAGTTTTAGTTCAGGGAAAAATTCTAAGACATCGCGGTTATTATTTAGCCAGCTTTCATATCTTGCGCGGTTAGGCATACCGTCGGCATCCATAGTCTCCCGAGCACCATTTCTTAAAATGTTTAAATACATTTGTTTTATGGTTCTTGCTTCAGGATCTATGAGGCCTTTTTCTGTTGCGTAATTATGAACTCGGTCGAGTTCAGCATAGTACACAGCGTTAACATCGTTATCTGTAGACCGTAGATTTCTGACATAAAGCTCCGGCGGTGTAACAAGGTCCCCCTCCGGGGTTTTGTTACGGCTCCCCCTCAAAGCAAAGTTACGGCTGAAGGCGTCGTGAAGAGCTCTTGTGTAAGCGTTTGCCGCAGTCAAGGCTACTCTAAAGTTTTGTGCCTGCGGATCGGTCGAGTACTGTGCAAAGTTTTCCAAATCTCTTCGAGCGGCTTCGGCTATTCTATATGCCTGCTTGGCAATTCGGTCATCCCCTCCGGGTTGCGATTCAGCACGGGCTGTCGCAAGAGCCGTGCTTCTTAATGTTTGCAGCCGTTTTGTTGTGATGGGGACCGTGATTGCAGCCTGTTGTGCCTCATTCTCAGCCCTTAGGCTATATAGAACTGCTTTTCTTTCAAGCAGCTGACCATATTTAGCTTGAGGCGTGTTCTCTCTTCGAGAGGTTTGTGCAAGAATCCTGTCGGACTCTTCTCTTAGTGCCGCCGCCATCTCAGCGTTGGAAAGCCCCTCATTTTCTAAAATGAATCGGTCAGCGCGGCCTACAAACGGGTTCTCGTCTCTCACCATGTTTGCTTCGCGGGTACGTATTCCCGCCAGAGTGCTTCTAATCCTAGGTACATTATCAGAGGACATATCCGCCGGTACCGGGCCTAGATCTTTTCTTAGCTGATCTAAATCTCTGACAAGACCTTTTGAGCCTAACGCTCGTTCGAAAGCAGCCTCTGATCCTGCGTTCTCCAAGAAAGGTTCCATGACTTCGTCAAACACAGAAAGAACTGTGGGTTCCGGGGAAACCGTTCCGTCTGCAATATAAAAAGCAGGTATTGGAATGCTGGGGATATTCCTGTAAAGGTTTTCTTCTGAGGTACGAGCACGGGACAAAATACCATCCATTGTTCTAGACATGGCAAGACCCAGCTCACGATTATTTAAAACCGTTCCGTCGGGAGCAACCTGCTCTGCAGCTCTTAAAACCCTG